CATTCTTTGTTGTTTATAAACTAATTCTTGACGTTCTTTTCTTATTTGACCCTCCATTGCCAATAAATCATTATAGGCATTCATCCCATAAGTCATATTGAGGAACATCTTTAGTTCATATCTTTGTTCTTCTAGTTTCTTTTTAGCTGCATATGCTTCAATAGCAGCTTGCTCTATAGATTGTGCATTAAATAATTTTTTGAATAATGGTGGGTTTTTAGCTTGCTTTTCAGCATTATCTACATCAGAAACTGCACCCATCCAACGAGATAAATCGCCAGACATTTGCTCCAAATCACGACCAACTGAAAATCCTTGTTTAATGGCATTAAATGCTGAACTAGCAACACCTATAGCAGCAGATATAGTTATTGGATCTATGATGGTTCTCCATTACTTTCCTAAAAGTTTTTTTATAGTTTCAGTTTCATATATGCGAATAGAAAACCAAACAATGGACAAACATGATCCTATCAATGCTGCCATTTCTGGCAACATTCCAAATAAAGATGCACCTGCTGTAGTTGCTGCAGTCATATCAATAGGTGTTTTATTCATGTTAACTGCCCTTTCGCAAGTTTTTTACATCTATATTTCATTGCCCTATAATTAGGATAATAATAAGGCACTTGTGTTGCAATCTCTATTGCTCTTTCTACACAACTTTCTTCTGTTTTGTGAATATCTCTAATGTCTTCTAATTGCATACAGTTTTTAGGATTTAGTAAACTACATATCATTACAAAACATTTAAACATTCATACCTATTTTTGATCTTCTTCTTTTATTAATGATTTTGCTAATTGGTCTTTAAAGAACATATTTGAACCTGTCATCTGGTCTAGCTTAATTTTTAAACTATCGGCTTCTTGTTGTGTAAGTTTTATCTGCGAATAATAATATTTTTGACTTTCATCTAAATCTTCAAACTTAAACTCTTTATCATTAATTGTTACTGTTTCACTCATTACCAAGATACTCCACTTGCTGTTGTTGGGTTAGCCATTGCATCTATCTGTGATGCTATCCCTGCTTCTATTGATGCAACTTCATCTTCACCTAAAGCATCTTTAGCCCATCCTATAGCTTGCTCTTCAGTTATATCTGCATATGGTGTTGGTGTGCCTACAAGAGTTACACCCACTGTTCCATAAGCTGAACCAGTGTTGCCATCTGCGTCTGAGTCTGTTGCTCTCCAGTGTAAGGTAGTCACAATATCTGTGTTGTCTCCCTGCACCAAATCACGTTCCATTGATGTTATTGTCCAAGTTACTGCCATTTTATTCTCCTTCTAAGGTTGTTATTCTTGCTTCCATTGCTTCAATCTTTTCTTGTGCTTTTTGTAAAGCTGAAAGTAAAACTGGTATAGTTTCTGTGTATTTTATACATAGTTTATCGTTTTGGTCTCTATCAATAATCTCTGGATAATTTGTTACCCAATCTTGAGCAATGAAACCTATACGTCTTTTGTCATCTTGGTAAGTTGTTCCATTTAAAGTCCAATCTTTATAATTAAAAGTGACTGCTCTCATATTTTTTATATCGTCATAACTTGTTTGTTTATCAAATTCAGTTATGTTTTCTTTAAGAGTTTCATCTGAAGAAGCTGTAAAAGCTGTGCTACCTACTGGTAAATGACAACCAACACCATCATTTCTAGCAAATTCTGCAACCTTACCTGTTTGACCTGATGGTGCAAAAAATCTAAAGCCAGTACTAGTATCGTTTCCAGTATTTATATTTACTCTGCCATTTGATTGAATAGACATACGCTGTGAACCAGCAGTATAAAATAATAAAGCATCACTACTATGAGAATACTCAATAGCACCCCTAAATGGAGAAGATGTATTATCAGCAAATTGTATTCTTCCACTATTAGAAGTGCCACTAGCAATGGTCATACCATTTTCCCCAGATGTTGTGCCAATTACTAAATTGTCAACAAGAGAGCCAAAGTCTTCTGGATTTGTATTTCCTATTCCAACATTACCAGCACCAGTAAGAACCATATGAGTTCCATTATTGCCTGCTCTAAAAAACATCTTTTCACTAGCAAAAGCACCATTATGGTCGTAGGTTATTCCACCCTCTATTGATGAACCTTGCACAAAGTCTATCTTACTGTCGTTACTTGTACTATTAGCAGTAATGCTTATTGTGCAATCTCCTGCACCTTCTACGTCTAAATTACTATCAGGAATACAACCTATGCCTACGTTTCCCGTTTGAGATATGCGTACACGTTCTACAATAGAACCATCATTCCCTGCTGTGTAAAATCTCATAGCACCTGCAAAAGCATCTCCAGTTCCTGCTGAACCTACTGGACTAATTCTAGATACTATTTGATTTGAAGTTGCTGTATCAGTTAAAGTAAAGTCTAATCCACCAACAGTAGTTTCGCCACTTATGTTACCACTAAAAGTTCTATGTATAGACAAACCAGTAGAACCATCTGTTGATGCACTTGTTAGCCTAGAGTTTGGACTACTAGTACCTATGCCAATATTCTGACTAGCATTTATGGTAATCGCATCTGTTCCTGCTGTTACAAACTTTAATATGTCTGTGCCACCTCTATAGATACCCATATTAGTATCAGAATTAAATGTTAATGCAGGTGCTGATACTGTTCCATCATCTAGTTGTAATGTGCCACTTAAAACGAATTTATCATTAGTCTGGTCTAATTCTGCGAACTTTATCCAAGCATCATTATCTTCATTTCTGATATACATTATGTTGTTAGCACTATCGTACCACCACATATTTGCGAATGTTGTTGATGGTGCTGATGTACCAGAACTATTAGATGCTAATGCTTGTAATGCTGAATTTAAATCTGCTCTAAATGCCGGGAAACCTTGATTGGCAATTGTGAAATCATTTTGTGACATATTCTATCCTCATGCTGCTAATTCTCCATAACCTCTTACGACATAATCAAAAGTTCTATCAACTGTCGCATTTGAACTATTAAAGAACTCTATTGTGAAACCTGTAGCACTTTTATTTGTTATAACATAATAATCACCACTTGTTAAGTTACTTGCAGAAATGCCTATACCCTCAATCTCTTTAAATGCAGGTGAAAATGTTATTGCTTTACCAGATGCACTTGTTGTGCTTGCAATATCTTTTTCAGAATAAACTCTTTCTGGCATATCTACAGTTACAGATAATTGTGTAACTTTTGGTGTTGCTTCTAAATCATTACTCTTTAAAACTGCTCTAAATTTAAACCCTCTACCAATATAATCTCCTACATTAAATTTCTGAAATGCAGTATATGTTGGTGAACCACTAGATGGATCATCTCTAGTTCTTGCTATTTGTAATTCAACATTGACATCACCAAATGTGCTAATGTCACCATCAAACTGACCCTCACGATCATCAAAGTTTCCAGATGCATCATCAAATGTATTAACATAATCAACTCGTTCTGAAATAACTCTAGCACTTATTCTGTTTGTGTAAACTGCACCAACATCTATAAATGTATCAAAATCATAAGTTCCAGAAGATTTAACAGAACCTGCTCCACCATCAAAAGAACCTAATGCATCATCAAAATTCCCAGAAACACTATCAAATTGATTTGTAGTATCTAAAATCAAAGCGCTTCCAATATCTACAACATCTGTTTTAGAACCTGTAAAATTAGGATGTTGTGTTGATGTTGCAACTAAATTTAAACCTTTTAAATCATCAATTAATGTTACATTACTTGTCGCATTTGCAGAAGCTAGTCCAATTTTATCAACTGATCTAACAAAATAAGTTCCTGTCATAGCCGGAACAGTAATTGTGTTTGCAGGTCGTGAAACTTTATCAATTAATGTAATTGCATTACTAAATATAGCACCAGATGTTAATGGTGAATGTCTAATAATATAATGTGATAAATCTAAATCAGCGACAGGTGTCCAACTTAAATGCGCTTCTGTTCCAATAATATTAACTTGAAAGTTTGTTACATCTGCAGGTGGTAATGTTTTTCCAACTACTTGATGTGATTGAGTGTTAAATGCTGATCTAACATTTAATGCATTTATTGCTCTTGCCCTAACATCATAAACAACACCATCTTCAACTGATAATAATTCATAACGACCAGTTCCACCTTTTCCCATACTCACATAATTAGTATCACTAGCTTTTTTTGCTTGTACCTCAAATTGTGAAACAGCATTATTACTTGAAGTCACTTCAGCTAATAAAACAGAAACGGCTTCTTCATTAACAATTCTCAATTCATCTGAAACAGTTAATCCCGGTGATGCAACTGTTTTAGCATCAAATAATGTAGTATTATCTAAAGCGAATGTTGTTTCTTCTGCATTCCAATCATAAACAGAAGAACTTGTTTCTTTCAATAATAAATCAACACCCATAACTGGTTGCCCATTAGCATCTTGATCTAATGCTAAAGACCATTTCGCAACCTCAAACACTTTAGAAGAAAATCCATAACGATCTAAATTAACCATTACAGTATCACCAACTTGATATTTAAATGCGCTTAAATTACAAGGGAAAACTAGAGATAATTGTTGCCTATTAGCATACAAAGCAATTTTAGCTAATCTTTGTGCTATTGATGGTGAAACTGTATATGGGAAATCTATATTAGCAAAAACTTTTTCATTATTATCTTCAGCAACAAATGTAGATGATGTTATTGATGGATAATCAGTTGGTTTATAGTTTTCTGCTGAATAAACAAAAACACCCTTAACTGCATTAAATTGATCTCTACGGCTTTCTTTTGATTTAACACTTACTCCTGCTCTTAGATTATCTTGTGTTAATGTATCAGATGGTGCTATATATGATGCTGCTTTTAATGAAAATTCGCCTGCCGTATAAGTAAAAGTTCCACCCAATGAAGTTAATATATTTTCAATAATAGATTTTGGTGTTTGATTTGTGTCAAATGTGCCATTCATTGTGTATCTATTTTCGACAGTTTGATTAGCAACATTTGTTGATGATATTCCTTGTGCTGCTTGATCTGTATAAGAAAAACTATCTGTCGTGCGCAAAGTAATATAAGGAACTGGAAGTGGTGATATTCTAAAATCAACTTCTTCTCCATTTAAATTTACTAATTCATCACATTCATTGGCTGCAGTTATAAAACTAGTATTATTTATTTCTGAAGAATTCACTCCCAAACCATAATCTGTATCTAATAAATAATCCCTTAAACATAAGGCAGGATTAGTTGAAAAATGTGTTGTACTATCTCTAACATCAAAAACTTTTTTACCATTAACTAATGCAGATATATTAGGTATTCCATTAGGAAATACATCTTGGTCAAACTCTAATCTTACATAGATATATGCTATTCCTTGCAATCTATGGTCATTAGTCCATTCACCATCACTTTCAGCAACTAAATCTGCATCTGCAGCTTGATCTGAAGCGCCTAAATGAAATTTTACTCTTACTTTATTTGCATAATCTCCAGATGTAACAAATCCATCTGCATCAAAAGCGCTAATTTTATCATCTTCAATATATATAATAGGAATATTTGTAACTTCATGTGATGCTAAAGCTATAACCATATGTAAATATTTATTATTATCAGTTGTTTCCATAAAAACAAGTGGTCCAGAAACTTTTGCAGTTCCATAAATAACCCTTCGATTAGTTATAGCTTGTTTAACCATTTGGTCACGATTAAGAACACCTTGACCTTGTGCGCCAAAACTTCCACTAGGCTTCCCAGATAATGCACTTAATGCAACACTTCCTGCTAATGATATAGCAAAACTTGTTGCAAATGATGAAGCTATAGCACTAGCAACAATAGTTCCTGTAACATAATAACCAATAGCTGTTGATGCTGCTGCACCTATTGCTGCTCCTACGACTACTGGTGGCATATTATATTCTCCAACAATCTATCGCATCATCTAGCGATAAAAATATTAATCCATCTAAACTAACAACTGCAATTTTATTACCTGTATAAATACCCAAAGCAACACCCTCACTTGTATTTACGCTTACTATATCACCTCTTGTAATTTTTTTCTTGTCAATTTTATCTAGTTTAGCATCTACTGTACTAACTAGATCACCTTTACCATATTTCTTTAATGCTCTAAAAGAACCTAAAGCAGTTTTATATTTGTTAAAAAATTCAGAAAATCTTGATTTATTAATTAATATTTTTTCCCATTTAGCAGTAAATAATGCACAATCATGTTCTCCCCATTTAAAAGGTTTATTTCTGCAATCTTCTAAATATTGAACTAAAAGATTTTCCCAATTTGAAACTCTAGTTTCCACCCCATTGCACCACTTTATCTGTTAAATCTGAAACAAAATCTAAACCTTTATCATTTGGGAAATTAATCTTTTGATCTTCTGGAGTGTATCGCCTAACTCTTGCTCTTTCTAAATCAATTAATCTACTTTCTAAAGTTAATGAAATTGAACAAGTATCACCACTATCTTCAATAGTCATAACATCCATTCGACCATCAAATATTAATGTAGGATCAGCGACAACTGCACCAGATGATAATGCACCCAAATATATTAATGCTTGTCTGCCTTGATAACTTTCAGTTAAAGCTAATGAAACGATTGATGTTTGAATACCATCTAAAGTAATTTGCGCACCTCTAGCAGCAATTTCAGATGTTTCTTCTACTACACTAAATCCTAATAATGTTCCTGCACCAGTATATAATTGTGAACCGAAAGTTATATCACCATAACCAGTCCATAATGCGATTGTTCCACTATCGAAATTTAATTTTATTGCCAAAAACAATTCAACTTCTTTAGCTGATAATTGTGTCAACATATTTGAAGTGATTGATCTAGTCATTTATAAACTTTCTATAGCACCAAATGTTATTCCATAAATAGATGCTTCATTTACATTCCAATTAACAACATTCTCATTTAATCTAAATACACCCTTTGCATTTGTCACAACTACAGTTGCACCATCTGCCGGTGATGATCTTAAATCTGGGAATATTGTTAAAGTTACATTTCCAGAACCATCTGAATTAGCATCTTGTAAAACCTTGTGAAATTTTGCAGATGCTCCAGAACCTAATTGAATATAATCACCTGCTTTTAAATATCCTGTTTGGCTTGCAGTTGCACCATCAATAATTAATTGATCTCCAGTTTGACTAGCACCATTAATTACAGGTGTGCCGGGAGTACTTGATGCAGTTCCTCTAGGTGTTACTGCTGATGGATCACCTAACAAAAATGTTCCATATGAACCCTTTAAACTAACTAAAAAAGATATCCATTCTTCTGCATCTGCTCTTTTCATAGGTGGAAGTGTAATATCAGCTTCCCATCTTTGACCTGTCCATTTATGTACTTGTTGCGAATAAGTGAAAGGTGATTGTGATATTGCAACAGTATTTCTTGCAAAGAATGCAACTTGTTGGATTGTTTTATTGGTTGGTGTAGCTAGTGGATAAGATATAGCCATTACTAACCACCAAATGCAGTTGCGAATGAACCACCCCTCTGCCTACTTTCTAGGACTGCTTGTTTAGATGCTTGTGCTATTCTAGGCATTAGGTTGGCAATCTCTGTTCTAACAGTTTGTTGAACACCTGTAGTCACATTAATAGTTTGATTAATTGTAACACCACCACCAGAGCTTAATTGATTGTTAGGTACTACTGTTCCTGTTCTACCGGGAACAAATAATTCTGGTCCTTTTTCTCCAACAATATAAGGTGTTCCACCTGTAGCAGTTCCACCTTTTGCCATAAATGCAGGAACAGTTGTTGTATTAGCTTGAGCAGTAAAGAAACTTCCTAATGCACCATATAATGGTCCAGTAATTTGTTTCTGTATTGCTAATCTAATTAAATCGCTAATTATTGACCTAGCCATATCTTTGAATGCTTCTTTAGCGCTTTTTGTACCCTCAATAACACCAACAAGACTATCTTCTAATGATTTAATTCCTCTATCACCAACATCTTTAAATGATTGCTGCAATGCATTTAATTCTGGCTGTGTTTCTTTAACTACATTCTTAACTCTTTCAAAACCTATAGCTGTTCGATTAATAGGTATTCTTATTGTATTCGCTTCTTGTTCAACTTCGTCAAATGCTGCAGCTATGTTTCTTAAATTTTGCTCCATTTCTTTTCCAAACCCAAATTTTTCTATTGGGTCTAATGGAGTTAAATCAGCTATTTTATTATAACCAGTAACGAAAAAGTTAAGAAAATCTCTAGCTGCTTCTATTGCATTTGCAAATCCTAAAACAACACCTACAGTTAAAAATTTAGCTAATCTTGCTAATGGTGGTAAAATAAAAGATGTTATTTTTTGTCCAAAACTTACAAAAGTTCTGCCTAATTTATCAAATAAATCATTAGCTTCTTCAACTGCTTTTGCATCTTCTTGAGTTAATTGTAATGTTACTGCATTAAATTCTTCTCGCAATTTAGTTAACTCGCCAGAACCGGCTTGTAATGTATTGACTAAGTTAACACCAGACCTACCAAATAAATCAAATGCAATTCTAACTTTATCTGCAGGGTCTTTAATTCCACTTAATCTATCAGAAACTTCGTTTAATAGTTCATTAGTCGGCTTTAAAGAGCCATCTGTCTTAGTTATTTCTATTCCTAATGCTTCAAATGCCCTAACACCAGTTCCTATGCCTGTAGACGCTTCTGATATATTTCTTGAAAATCTAGTTAAACCTTTTTCAAGTTCTTCTGCACTAGCACCAGTTTGACTTGCTGCAAATTGTAATGTTTGGATTTGATTTACTGTTAGACCTAATCTGCCAGATGCCTTTGCAAGGTTATCTATTTGTGTTGCAAATTGCTTAAGTGCAACTGTAGCACCTAATCCAATTAATGCAGTTCTAACATTAGCAACTGATCTTCCAATCCTACCTAAACCATTTCTAACACTTGCAAATGCTTGTCTTGTTTTGTCTACTGCTGATAGAGTAACTTTAAGATTTTGGTCTGCCATTCTCTAACACCTTAAAATATGCGTACCATTCATTTATATCAGATAAAGTTAAATGTTCAACTTCATCAACTGTCTTGTGTAAGCGATCTGCCAAAGCTAATAAATTAAACCTTAACAAATCGCTTTTTAGTTTTTTTCTTGTTCCTCTACAGAAACAGTTTCACCAAACATTTTTGCAGATAATTCTGCAATTATGCTCACTTTTTCACTCATCAAAAATGGTTTATCTTCTAATGTAAATGCCTTTTCCCCATCTTTGGTTTCAGCTTTCATTATAATAAGATCAACCATTCCATCTACAGTCATATCATTTAGAAAGTTTTTATGCTTCCTCTGCAACTTATTGATATCTCCTGCAGTAACTGCACTTGCATATAAAATTAATGGAGTGTTATCTTCTCCCCATTCTGGAACTTCAATAGTTCTTTTTTGTTTTATACGTCTAGCTGCTATCTGTTCACCTAATGACATCAATCACCTTTAAACAGTTGCAGCAGCAAGTGCGCCTGTACCTTGAAGAGTGAAAGATGCTTCAACCATACCATCAAATGATGATGTGATTGTTCTACCTGTCACAATCGCAGTTCCAGAATAATAAGTGTCTCCACTTGTGTCACCCTCTGGATAAACTGCTAAAGTTACTGAAGAACCAACTGCAAATGATACTTGTCCATTTGTATCTGTTTCATCCCAGAATACATCTACAGAACCACTAAATGTTTTTAATCCTGTAAGATATGTTCTTGAAGTGTCACCCATTGTTGTGTCTTCAATGGTGTCAGCACTTTCTTCTAAACTAAAAGAACGAATTTCAGCGATGTCATTAGCACCACTTTTAACTGTTCCCTCTGATCCTGCGTGTGTTGCCATTTTTATCTCCTTTTAAGCTGCAGTTTCTACGTCATTTTCTAAGGTTCTATAAATCACCTCAACTGTAAACCGACCAATGGCAATAGGTTGTTCACCCTCACCACTAAAATCGGCTTCAAAAGATGTCACTTGAGTATCTTTCGCAAGACCACTAAAGGTAACATCTGATGCAATAGCTTCTTCAACTTCTACTGCAATAGTGTCAAGTGTATTATCATAGTCGCTTGTTGCTTTTACATATGCTTCTACACCAATTTCTAAAACCCTATTTATCGATCTAGGTCTTTTTAATGTGTCAAAAGTTGTAGCTTCTGATTTACTAAAGACACATAATCCCGGTATTTTATTGCTTTCTAATGGATATATTCTTGATCTAAAAACATTTGAACCAGTAGTTGTTAACCCAGTTAAAGCAGTAATTACAGCATCTCTTATTTGTTTCCTAACGTGTGCCATTAATTTTTCTCTAACACTAAAGTTGTCATTCCTGTTCCATCATCTTGAACAATCCTAATTGTATATGCCACTCCTAAAATTGTTATTGAATCACCCTCAGTAGCGCTAGATACATCGCTAGTTCTACATAAAAATCTAGGTTGCTGTATTGCCACTCCAACAGTACCACCTGCATCCACTTCTATAAATTCATTGTCAAATATTCCAGTTATATTAGCAGCAGAACCACCTTGAACAGTATAACTTGCAGTAGTTCCAAAATCATCTATATCTAAAAATATTAATCGATCTGCTGCACTTTCAACTGCCATTACTCATCCTCTGGTGTTTCTAATGCTTTAACTGCTCTGTTAATAAAACTTTTTTTCTTCTTCTTGTCTTTTGCTTCTTCTGCCATACCTCTAGCAATAAGTTTTTCTGCAATACGTTCATCTAAATCATGTTCTTCACCTTTGAACATATTACCATTAATCCCTGTGTAACATTTATCTAAAATTTTAACTTTCATAATACCTCACAATATATAATGGGAGTGATCCTAAGACCACCCCCTAATATTAATGCTAATTAAGCAGTTGATATTTCATCTGTTTTAGCAAATGAAATTGCATTTCTTAATGCAACGTCAACTTCTTGCATAACACTTATGGTAACATCACCAGATTTTGAACCAGAATATGGATCAACTATGATTGATGGTGCGCCGAATAATCCCACCATTAATTGTGAGAAGTCACCAAAGATCATTGCTGATGCATCTGATCCACCATCACCCGGATCTAGGTCTGATGGCACGTTATTTGTGAACTCTGCCTTGTAGCCATAAATAGCATTCCAAGGATCATTCAATAACATTACACTATCAGAAGATGCCACTCTTACAGTATTAGCCATCTTAGCTTTTACTTTAGGATTAGTTAAGAAACCTAATGTATTTGCATTCACAACTCCATTATCTTCTTCAACTAGCTTCACAAGGTCTGTAATGTCTGCCCAAGTTAATGCTGCAACGTCTGTACCTGCAGAAATATCTAAATTATTCACATCTGAATTATTTAATATTCCAGTTGGTTGTCCAGAAGAACCAGAACCATTAATTGCATGATATTCAATTTTATCAGCAATTGATCTTAATAGATCATCTTGAACAATCTGCTCAATTGCAGGAACACTTTCTAACATTAACAATCTTGACATAGTTGCGAATGCACCTAATGTTCTAGGCTGTAATGTTACACCTGCATCTGTTGGACTTTGATCTGTAACATTTGCTGCTTCTTCAACAAATCCTGCTGATGCACCTGTAGCAATTTTAGGTATTCTAATTCTATTAGTTAGA